TTAATCTGTTTCGTTGATTCCATTGTGGTAAATTTGTTTATCCGGATTCATGTATCGAGTTGCAACAGCAATAGCATCTTCGAGCGTGCGAACTACAACATACTTGTTCCCCGCAGCCTCAAAGGATTCCTGCCATCTTCTCTGTACGGCACTCTGACGACTGCCCTTTCCCTGTGTCTTGAACTCCAAGCCGAGCGATCCGTATTTGCCCCTCGGCACGAGCAGAAGCAAATCCGCAGCACCGGCCGTCATGCCTTCGGCCTTCATGATTGCGGCTTCGGTCTTACTCCGGAGTCCGCCGTTCGGGACACTCGTCAGACATAGTGCATAGGACGGATATTGCATCCGGAACCAGCGGACGAACGACTGTTGTAAACGAGATTCAACGTGCCTCATTTGCGCAGACTGTTTCCATTGAACGCAACACGATAGCACAGGTATTTAATACGGTCATATATCCGGTCACCATAGCGTTCCTTGATGCCTTCACCCGACAGATTTGAGGAAGCTATAACCATCCGATCGGGGTTATCCTGCACCTTGTTCACGATCTCGACTACCACATTCCGGCGTGTACCGAATTCGACGCGATCCACCTCTACACCTATATCGTCCAATGCGATGAACTTGCGTTTTAATACCTCGTCGATACATACGTCCTGCGCTCCGCAGTCCACGACCGTAACGATTCGATTAGCGAACTTGCGTAACAGCATGGGAATGGCGTAGCGGGTTATCAGGGATTTTCCGCGTCCGCAATTACCGAACAGCAAAAGTCCCTTACCGTTGTTATCCGACAACCACGCTGCAACCTTGTCGTATTCGGGAAGCCATACCAATCGTTCTCCCATTGCCGACAGCACAGTAACCAGCGCGTTTTTCAATTCCGTCCGCGCATTGGGTATCCGAAACCGGAAGCGTGCGCATGGAACCGGATTACCCTCAGTTTGTAGTTGTTTGAGTATTTCTTCGTAAGACATATTCAGAATTCATCATAATGTTGAGTCGGTTTTGCATGGTAGGTCGTAGCCGGATGCCGAGTGTTCGAACGGGGCAACGACGTTTCATTACGCCGACGCGCCCAATTCAGAAATGTCAGATAGGCAGAACGATTGCGTTTCAGCAAGGGTTCGTAGTTATGCATCGCGCGCAATAGGTCGCGGATGAAGTCAAGAGCATAAGCCTCTTTTAAAGCCGAGAATTGCGCCTCGGAAAAAGGCTCTTTCATTTTCGCGACTCGCGGTGCATTTTCCGAAATCCATTGTTGAAACTCCAAGAACTCGCGGGAGGGGGTGCCGCGGAACTGGGGGTGGGTGTTGGAGGAGTCAGTTACCTCTGCCTTCTCCGAGAAGGGCAGTAGTACGACTGTCTCCCCATTAGGGGGATTATAGGGGGTAATATTATTCTTGTCTAGTCTATCTTCTATACAAGAAGTATCGCCTTCGTTTTGGCTCCGTTTTTGGCTCCGTTTTTGGCTCATGTTTTGGCTCATGTTTAAGCCAATTGAACCATTTGAAACGATGCCTGATTCGGGATTCGGTTCTTCAACGAATGAAAAAGCTGTGCGATTCCCCTTCCCGCGTCCTCCCGTTATGACATGTAACAGACCCGCTTGCTCCAATCGGTTTTTTGCTCTCGAAATTGCATTGCGTGACGCCCCTACATTCTCGGACAGCCTTCTGTCGGAATGCGTGAAGCTATTCGGCCAGCCTAACCGATTCGCTTGTTCTACAAGGTAGAAGTAAAGCCTCGATTCACAGCAGCCAAATTGCCACGTTGCATCCAATTGCCAAAATTTGCGTATCAGGTCTATATAGCTCATAATCGCATCCTCTCTTTCTCGAAACTTATCATCGTGCGAAGGTTGTCGCATTGGTGCTTGCACGCCGCATTGATCCGATCCAGCCACTTTTCAAGGGCATTCAGCTCGGAAGACGCACTGCCGATCAGTTTGTTCGCAAGCGACGGGGAAAGGCTGAGAATAGTCTCTTTCTCGTCGTGAAACAGCTTGGCCACAGCTGCATCGCGCATTCCGACCACCTCGCTCAGCAACGCCCCGCTGCGAGCATAATATACACCCAGTTGATCCAGCCGCCCCACCATCGAATCGATGTCGGAAAAAGTCGTACATTCAAGAAGATTCTGGATGTCTCGCGCCTCCCTGCGTATCTGTTCGATCCTTGTCATGACGTTTGTTTATTTTCTTCAATAACAACCTTCCGCGGCGTAACGCATCCAATTCCTTTGCAGTCAGCAACGTATGCCCGCGGATGCGGGACAGGACGCGGAGGATGCGGAGCGCTTCCCGCGCCTCCGCATCGGTAATCCGCATATCCATCGTCAGAAGGGAAGATCATCCGTATTATCCGCTACGGGCAAATCGGAGACTTGATCCGGCTGGCGAAGCTCCGAAACGCATATCGAAATGTACTTCTTGCCGTTTTCGGCGACGAAAATTTTGTCTCTGGGAATATCGCTCACGCAGAGCGATACATTGATTAAATCTGCCATTGCTACCGTTTTTTGAAGGTTACTTTAAGTGTCGTCTTGCTGCTTCGCGCAGGAGGATAGAAAATTTCGCCCGTGGCGGGATCCGTCAGGCCGGAGGCCGGCAACGCCCGCAATATCTTCTCCTTCTCCTTGATGTCGGCCATGACCGCATCACGCATTTTGTACAGGTCGTCCAAAGCCTGGCAATTACAGCCCGAGTAGTCGTACTTGACGCCGGCCTCCACCTCTTCGATCGTACAGTCCGAGGATGTTTTCCCGTGTCCGTATTTAGCCAGTTCGCGCAACGTAATGTCGCGCACCTCTTCGGACTTCTTGAACAGCTCGATCGCCTTCTCCATGCGGGATATATTCTCGTAAGCGACGAGCGGATCGACGTCTCCGCGGGTAACGGCGTCGACGGCGAGCTTCGCCAGCTCCGTGGGGCTGCTCGTCTCGCGTATCAATACAGGTTGTGTGTTCATATTTTCTGCTGTTTACTGTTTAGATATTCGTCGTAAAATTTGGCGAAGACTACCGCCGTCGTATCGTCCGCATCGTAAGTGCGACGAAGGAAGGCGATGACATCGAATTTCGTCGGGTCTTTGACCGTCGTACTGCCCTTGTACGCCCAGCGCATGAACTGATCGCGCAAGACCGGATCGTTCAGCATATCGGCCGTGATCCGTTTCTTCGGAGCTGCCTGCACGGCTGCGGCAGCCGGTATCGGGTCGGGAGCAGCCGGCAGGCGTTGCACGGAGCTCTGAGGTGGCGCCCCCGCGCCGGTCTGTCTGCCCTTGAATACCTCGGCTCCGATACCCAACCAGGAACAAACCTTCGTCAGCGCATCCGTGGTCGCTCCCTTGCAGGCGTCGCCCAGATCGGCGTTATCGTTGCCGCCAAAACACTCGTAATAGATGCCGTATTCAGGTATCGAAAAACGTAGCTTGACGACGACCATGCGCTCGGAACGTTCGACGATCTCCGTCTCCACACGCCATGAGCCTACGCCGAAAACCTCGTTGAGCCGTTCCGTTACATAAATCGGCTTGATAGACGACAGGAACTTCTTCGTCGGATGCTGCGAGACGGCTTCATCGGGAAGACGTCGATCCAATGCCGCCTTTTGTTCAGGGGTGATAGTTCGTGTTTCCATAGCCTACTCCTCCTCGACTATTCGATGCGTGAACTTCTTCGCATCGAGATGGCACATCATGTACGCGATCTCTTTGCGTATCTCCTGCGTCCGCAACTTGCGGCTCCAACAACCCGATGCTACAATGTTCGTAGGGCGGGCGATCTCGTAGATTTCGATTCTCGTTTTCATTTTATAGATTGTTATGTTTTCCGTAGTAGTTGAGTTTGTCGACAATCGCCGGAAACGACATATCTCCGTAGTCGAAATCCATCACGTTTACGATTTCTATATCGTCTCGGCGGATGTCCAGCAGAGGAGCGCCGGATCCATCGACATCTTTACACACCTCGTAGTGGCGAACCGCTTCCACATGATAGAGGTCGAAATCGGTCTCGACTCTCTCGCCGTCGTAGTCGCCCCTGCTGGTCTGACCGACCTGCTCGCGCAGATCATTGAAGATAGATCTTGCAACTGTAAGGGTTATCGATGTCGTATAATCGTGCGACCGCCCCAATTTCGAAGGATAGATGTCGTATATATCGGTCTTCGATAGCGGGATTGAATAGGTCTGGTTCATCTTAGTGCTCATTGAAAAGTTTGTCGAAGAGTTTATCGAAGCTATCACGGTGCGCGGCCGCAAACCCGTAGGCGGCCAGGATCGCACACGAGAAAAGAACAAGGATCACAAGCTCGGCCATAGGCTATCGGTTTCGATAGATACGACAAAGGGTGTCGAGCGTGCTCTTGATGCCGTCCGTCGACGTAGAGGCGAAGTTGCCTTCTTTGACACGGACACACCAGCGAGAAACCGTCGCAATGGCGCAACGATAAAACTCGTCGTAAGTGAGTGGCGGGTCGATGTGACCGGTTGAGATAATTTGGATAAGTTCCGCCTTCGTAAGGCGGGAGGTAACAGATACGGTCTTTCGCGCCGTAGGCGTTGAAGCGGACGCAGTACGGGCGTCGGCTGTCAAATTTTTGTCACGTCTTGGCATTATGGAAACAAAAATTTGCTGTATGTATATGACAAAAGAGGCGAGGCTCTTCTGGAAATCTGCCAAGACGTCGACTTCTCCGAAAAGAAATCGTCCAAAAAAGAACCCCGCTTTATCTGCGGTGAATCGTATGTTTGTCTTTGATTCGAAGAATCGCCGACGTCTTGGCACTGCAAGTATAGCGACTTCTTTTGAAACCGCCAAATTTTCACCGATATTTTTTCCTGCCAAGTACATATCAGTCGCTTTTAGTAAAGTTTATGAGGTTCGGAGAGACGTTTGCGCTCTCGATAGATGAACAGATCGCGTTTGCGACGCTGAGTATGGACTCGTTTATACCACATGCACCAGAAATAACCGGCCACTCTCTTCCAGAGAGGCGCGGGCTTCAATTCGAATGAATCCATGACTATCGGTTTTTGTAGAGTTTTTCCAGTGATTCGAGGCCGTTCGTGACGTCGAACATCGACGCATAACGGTCGGCAATAACCTCGTTGCACCACTTGGCAACAATGGACACGGCACAGCGGTATAGCTCTGCGGGTGTAATGGGAGCCTTGATGTCCCCAGAAAGAAGTTCGATGAGTTCGGCTTTCGTGAGTTTGTCGAAAGCTGGTGCGTTACCGTTACTATTCTTCACGGATTGAACGCTTGTGTTGTGGTTTGGCATTTGGTTAACACAAGTTAATTAATATGTAAAAAAGAAGGACGTGCCCTCCAGTTAGTCGCCAAACCACCACAACTGCGGGTGCAGAAGTGAACCGAGAACACGCCCTAAAAGGTGCGGTTGTGTATTTCTGAAATTACCCTCAATTGGGTGGTTTGGCATTACAAATATAGCGATTCATTTTGAATTTGCAAAAAAATATGAAAAAAAGCGGGGTTATTAGCCCCGCCGAACACTTAAAATATTATGAACGTTATTTGCCATACAAGATGGCAAATGCCTTACGATGGTAAAGATTCACTTCCCCATAGTTCCCATCGAATATCTTTTTAACTTCAAGCCCGTGTTCTGCCGATATAGCTTTCAGAGCTCGCCACGAAACCTTTCGCCAGTTAATACCGTGTTCCTTTGCCCAACGCTTGATCGAGAACCAATCTTTTGCCTCGTCGAGCTGCTCGGTCTTTTTCTCTAACTGAAGTTGGATTTTTTCTTTCTCCTCTACCGTATCGGCCAACTGACGCAGGGCTTCCGCGTAATTCCTCGGCATTGCCATTGTGTAGGTGCCGGTCTTACGGAGCGTGGGGAGAACTTCATCACATACCCATGCTTGAAACTCTTCGGCTTTCGGAGCATTTGATTTAAGCACCAGTCGATACATATCACCCTCTCTGCCGAATTTGATTGATTGGGTACCTCCGTTTGTAGGAGTTTCCAAAATGGTAACCCCTTTACAGTGGTCTATTACTGCTTTCAGAAACCTGTCCATTCAAGTTAAAGAACCCGGTATCCTACTACCGGGTTTTATCTTGCGGTAGGACGCAAGATTTTTTAGGTTTTTTAACCAAAAAAGAAAGGAGGTGTGACTCCATGTCTGCGTTTGAATTCAAAAACGGAAAGTTGTGCAAGCCTGTTTTCTGCAAGTACATCAAAAAAACGGGAAAATCATTTATCCCAAGAAGGCGAAAGTCTTTGTGATTTGGGTACCAGTAGATAGCGTAGCTTAACGCTCTTTCCGTCGTGGAGTGGTAGGACACTCCACTTTCTTATTCTACAAAAATAGCGCCTTGCTTTTCTTCGGGAATCAAACTTATGATTTCATCCAACATCGGCGCGGGTCTATCGCCCCTACACTCCTTTATAAGCCTATCTCGAAACGCGAACTCATGCGTAAACACTGGACGGCCCAATACCTTTTCAATCGCCGCATGGAATACATCGAACGGCATACACAATCTATCTTGAAATAATTGGAAATCTACAATCTGCTCCGGCGTCCATGTTTCATAACACTTGCTATCGAAAAAAGCGATAGCCTGTTCTTTGGTCAGTTGTTTCATAAACTTGGTTGTTTAACTTAATTTGTGGACGCGGGTGGATTCGAACCGCCACATTCAGAATCAAAGTCTGATGCGCTACCATTACGCTACACGTCTATGACAATATCGTCTATTCAACAGCACTTACCGTTGTCTTTGTAACGATGTCGTACCTCCCCATCGCCTTGCGTGTCTGATACGTTTCTCGATGCCCTTCGATCCATTCATGAACATCGTCCACATTATACAATGCAACGGGTTTGCCTTTCCCATTACGGGAGAATCGAGTACCGACGAAACCGCATATTCGCAACTGATGCAGCCAAAGTTGCGACATCTCGAATATACGGCTCACCGCATCAATGGATTTAAAATTCTCTTGCTCCATATCTTTTGTTTTTGTCGTTATCCAAAAATACCCCACTTTCGCAGGGGCCGGCGCCAGCACCGCCATTACCATAACAGCGGATTCGGATTTCGTGTTCTTAAACAGGGAGACATCTTCAAAACTCCCCGTGGACGCAGGAGGATTCGAACCTCCGATCGTCCGGTTATGAGCCGGCTGCTCTGACCTGCTGAGCTATGCATCCATAAAAGCCGCCCGAACCTACCACTCTCCCACGCATCCTGCGCAGGGCCTCGACTCGTGCGGCCACCCGCCGCGAGCTTCACAGCGGACGACAGGGTGATTAATCTAATAATATGGCGAATTACCTTGCGATAGGTTTAGATACCTTTCTGCGATTTCTTAAATCGCCCTTGCTTATCTCGCTCTCGATCATGCGACGCAAGCTTCGCTTCGAGTCTATGGATAGTCTCCATCGCCCGCTTCAACTTGTCGTTCATATCCAGATTGCGGGAATAGAGCATGTCGGCCCGTTTCTGTTGATACCCCACTTCGTCATGAAGGCGCGAAATCTCCTTACGATACACCCCGCGCGGCGTAACGTCGAATCCGAAAAAAGTTTTCTCTTTCATAGCTATGAGATGTTGTCTGTTCGAATCATGTAATATACTTTATAACGCGATCGACGTCCATCTATCGATTGGCCATCCGTCCAACGGGAGACAATCGTATCGCCCTTACGACGCAAACGGGTGACGACCTTCCGTAATTCCGTCGTATGGAACCGCCGGAATGCCTGTTGAACCGTCAGCGTACCGCCTTGCATAAGGTAATCCCGAATGTGACGCTGCGGTTCATTTGGTTTTGATTTATCCATATGTATAAAGTTTTAAGGTTTGTGCCCTGTCGCCATCAAAGGCACGGTCGATGCCGCAGGGCAAAAAGCGGACTTTACGCGGAATAACAAAACTTCTAACCCTGAAAGAACGTGTGCGTAAGCCCGCAATTGAGCCCGGAAAGCCGATCAAAGCCGTCCGGGCGTAATAATGCGCTTATTTGTCCCGGTGGCCCTCGCCGCTCATGTCATCGCAGCTTCGGATCCTGTGCCGGTCTTTCGCGCATTTCGGCTATTTGCTTACTCGCGGCCGCATCTTCTCAATGGCGGCACATAGTGCAGATACGTTGCAGGCGTCGGTCGGAATGGTGCGGCTCCGACTGCCGGATCGCTTTCTGCCTTGCGGGCTGGGGTTATATTGCCAGCGATCGAACCCCTCACCTCATAGGGTGGCTATTGGCTCCCGTGTCAGCGGTCAGGCTGGCACGGAAATAAAGGGTCTATTATCGCTGACGATAGATAGATTGAAGAGCTTCGAGTTTAGTAGTGAGTTCGTACATTGAGGCATAGCTGCCTTTGATGACGTCGTCGCACCACTTGCCAAGAGCCGATACGGCACAGCGGTAAAGGCCCTCGGGTGTGAGAGGTTGGGTAATGTTACCCTCCAATAACTCGATAAGTTGCTTTTTGGTAAGCTGTTCGAATGATTTCGTACCGTTGGTACGAGACGTAGCGGCCGTACTGTTCTTCGGGCCGATACTTTTGTCCATGTTTGCCATTGTTCGGAACAAAAGTTAGTTAATGTATGTACACAAAAGAAGCGAAGCCCCTTTGTGTTTTGGCAAACATACTGAATCGATACCGATACAGCCGAACGGGACTTCGCTATAAAATAAAGTACCGTATCGGAAACCGATTTGAGTATGTTTGCCGATACAAAGATACAAAGAGTTTTGAACTCTGCAAATAAATTCGCGAGTTTTTTCGATAAGCTGTGACTTTGATAGCTTATCAAAAGATGTAGCCTGTTTCGTAGGCTGTACGGTAGCCTTGACGCCTTGCGTCGAAGTTCTACTTTCAGGGGACTTTGGCATTGGTCTGAAAGTTTGGTTATGTATGTAACAAAAGAGGCGAACCCCTCTCGAAAACTCGCCAAAGTCCCGTCATCAAAAGAGATGACACCCGAAAGGAAGTTCGCCGTATTGCGGCAAAAATATGTATTCTCGGTATGACAACGAGACTTTGGCAATGCAATATTAGCGACTTCTTCTGAAACCGCCAAATTTTTGGTGATATTTTTTTTGCCGAAGTACATATTAGTCTATGGTTTAATAAAATCGGGAGCGGCGAGGGTGTCTAATTCAAATCTGCCCTATGTCAAAGCGGGTTTTGCCGCTCCCGATCGTATTTCTTGGTTTATTTTAGGGAGTGCGGCAGGATTCGAACCTGCAATGCTTTCTTGTGTGTCGATTGCCTCGGGAACGCCGTTACGGCTCTCGTCCTTCTTACCGAGGCGGCATCCCTACCGTGAGGTGTTTCGGGGCGACGAGACCGAGGGTTTGCAACCTCTTACGCTGTTTCGCTCGTCCTTTTGCATCAAACCTCTTCATATTCCCCTACGGCTACCATCCAGCCGCTACGCACTCCTTGCCGCTACTTCTCTTTCTTCACGCGCAGCCGCTCGACCGGCACACCCATCTTTCCGGCAATCTCGTCCATCGTCACCTCGACGATCTCCTCCTCGGGAGCAGGGTCGACAATGAGGCGGTAACCATCCTCGTATAGCTCGTCGCAGGTGTAGTTAGTTAATGCTCTCCCTGTATCGATAAATTTGCCCACTACGAGTTCTCCGCAGCGGAAGATAACCTCTATAGTTCGGGATAATCCGTCTTTTTTTCTGAGTCGATCCCCCACCTGCCAATCCTTGTAGGCTTCGATCTCTTCGGCTGTGTCGGGAGGTAGAATCTTAAATTCCGTAACTCGATTTTGTTCAAAGCCTGAGGTCACTTCCCAGCTGTACTTATAGCCAAGCTTGTCGTCTGCGTAGTTGCCATCATGTTTATTTTGGCAGAGATAGACTCTGTTGCCTTCTACTCTGACCCTGCCTTCAACGGGCGTACCTGTAATTTTGCACCGGAACCTCCGGCCGTCGCAGCTAAGTAAATCTTTCATCACATTCTTTTTTATTGGTTTAATACTTTCAATCGGCCGGAGCAAATCCTCCGACATTTGGTCTATGATCTTGCCAATATCTTCCCGCACGAACGCCACCAGCCTGTCTGTGATATTTGTAATATCTTCCGTCGTGAGCGCCAAGTGTTTGCATGTTTTCTCGATCGCTTGGTATTCCCGCCACCATCGCCACGGAGTTTTCATATCATGCCTCCGTTCCTTTCTTCTCGATACTCCACGTCTTGTGCAGCGTCGCAATCAAGTCGATATAACCCTTATACTCTTCGATCTGCTCCGGCGTATAATTTTCTGCCTCCCCGATTTTGCGGAAGTGCGCCTGCCATTCCGAAATAGTATGCCGAGTGCAACCGATTTGAATTGCGTCGGCACCCCAATAAGAAACAACATGACGGGAAGCTGAAATAAACAAGGACTTCGGTACATTGCAGTCGTAGCCCAGCTCGCAGCCGTTGCCCAACTTGCAGCCGTAGCCCAACTTGCAGCCGTTGCCCAACTTGCAGCCGTAGCCCAGCTCGCAGCCGTCGCCCAGCTCGCAGTCGTAGCCCAACTTGCAGCCGTTGCCCAGCTCGCAGTCGTAGCCCAGCTCGCAGCCGTCGCCCAGCTCGCAGCCGTCGCCCAACTTGCAGTCGTAGCCCAACTTGCAGCCGTTGCCCAACTTGCAGCCGTCGCCCAGCATAATCCCGCGAGCAGCAAATTCATCTTTCAAGTCGGATAAATCATTGTAATGGAAAGGTGTCCATCCGTTCTCCCATAAATAGAGTGTTTTCATCTTTATATCGTTGTTAGGTTATAATCTGTCTTTATACTTCATCGTAAACTCAGCCAGTGAGTGCACCTCGGCCTTACGGAAGGCGTCGCGCTTCGTTGTGCGCACCGTCTCAGGCGATATGTAAAGCATATCCGCGATCTCTTCATCGCCCATCCCCTCCATATAGAGTTTCATCACTTCCTTCTGCCGCTCGGTCAATCGGGTATCGAACTCGGGGCTGCATATAATGCCGGCATACTTGCATTCGCCTTTGATCGGGCAACTCACATCCTCGAAGGTGAAGCGCCCCATCCCGTCGATGTCCTGCCTGTTGTCCAACCGCCCGAAATTGCAGCGAATAAAACGGTGGCAGATCAGGAACCGGTAGTAGTTCACGTTCGCACGGCTCTTGCGGTAAATCTCGGCGAGAGCCTTGAATGCTTTCGGATATTCGGTCTCGATGCGGGTAAACAATGCACCTGTCAGCATCTTGTCTTCGGACTGGTAAGTATGGACGCCTTCGGTATCGCGTACCATTACCCCTCCCTCGGGATCGTTGAAAAACTCTATGCTGCGAAGCGTTTGCATAAGCTATATTGAGTGTTTTTATTGAAATACCTTATTTATACTCGCTACCACGCAAGCACAGTTAATCATATTGAGCAGTACGAGCAATATCCCTTGTGCGATAAGGATAGGATTGCTTTTTTGCTCGTATTGACGATATATGGCACGCAATGCAAGCACGCAGATAATGAGCGATAAAATGGCGATCAACACCAATATGATGCATAATACTATCATGACTATATCTATTCGTAAAACTCCACTGGAAAGAGGTTGTCGGCGGTATAGCTGCTGTCGCCCGAGTGACGACGAATGATTTTGGCTATCTCGCGACGTTTAAGAATGTCAGGGCGGCGACGACCGATACGATAGAAGTATATAGTTGTGTCGCTCGTAGTGCCGATAGCATGCTTACACTCGTCAATAAGCACCCGTCTTTCAAGTGGATCGCTGATGCTTTGCAGATACCCTTCAAAGGGTAGAATAGAGAGTTTAACACTGCGACCTCTTGATTTTTCGCTATTTGTGATTAAATTTGCCATACGTTTATTGAATTACAGTGCAAATATACAATAAATTTATTTGTATACAATAGGGAAGTACAAATATTTTATATGTATAAGAAAATATTATAAACATATGACCGACTATAAATATATCAGCGAACAATTAAAAGAGCATTTCAGCAGTATAGGGATAACCCAATCTGAAATAGCTGCTAAATTGGGTGTTTCGCAACAGGCCGTAGGAGCATATCTGAATGGTCAGCCTTTCGGAAAAAAGGTCGCTCAAAAATGGAGCGACCTATTCGGAATACAATATAGTTGGTTGTTGACAGGAGAAGGTACCATGCTTAAAGAAAACACCCCAATATCCGAAGAAACTACGAACCTAAATATTACAGCTATGGACTTACGAAATTTATTGTCTGCTATTGAACAGCATGGAAACACCCTCCGTATGAATCAAGAAGAGCTGAAAAAACAAGGGGAACGTCTGGATCGCATTCTTGATCTTGTCGCTCCCTTTAAGCAAAGCAAAGTCGGATAATGCCATTATACCCAAAAGGTAGTGTTAAATATACAAAATCTCGTCGCAATATCCAACAACAAATGCAAATAAAATTTGAAGAGGGAATCAAAGGTTTTAAGTTATTCTAAAATAGGGTTATAATTACTGTTTTGGAAGTAATATTTTTGAAGAATAGAAATATAAGCCTATATTCGCATTACATGTAATGTTTTTGCCAACATAGGAACTTTCGGCACAACAAACAAACGAACGGCGGAAACCTCGCAGGCTCCGCCGTTCGTCGTACTTCCTTTGTATGAGTCATTTCTCCGTGTCTGATCGTTTAAACCCTATCGGCTGTCCGGTCTTGTGGGCCTGCGGCAATTTGACCGACAAGGCCGCAATGGCGTTATAGATGTTATCGAGCTCCTTACGCATATCCTCCGATAGGTCGCTGATAGCCTCGGCATTGTCGGCGTCGGCCCGTTCCAACAATGCCAGTTTTGCCCGAATTTCGGCCAGCTCTGCCGTTACTGTCGTCGTGGTCATGATGTAGTTGCGCATCGCCACAAAAGCACGCATAATGGCAATGTTTACTTGTATTGCCGTTTCGCTGCGCAACACACTCGAAAGCATTGCCACTCCTTGCTCGGTGAATGCAAATGGCATATACCGGATACCTCCCTTGTTTGAGGTCACAATTTGTGACCTCAAACTGGTTTTCAATGCGTTATACTCTGATTCAGTGATTTCAAACATGAAATCCGATGGAAACCTTTCGCTGTTGCGTCGTACAGCTTGTTTAAGGGCTTTTGTCGGGACTTGGTAGAGTTCCGCCAAATCGAAGTCCAGCATTACCCGCTGACCGCGGATTTCGTAAATTTTGCTTTGGATGGGTTGCAGTTCCATATCATTAGGGTTATTGTGTTATGCCTCGTACCCCTCGTAATAGTACGATTGTTCGATACCCTTGAAAATAACCTCCCGATCTTCCGTGCGGTCGGTCAAAGCCCCGCCGAGCAGCGTACGCAGCTCCAAGTCGTTGATCGGGCTGCGCTCCATTGCCTGCAAATATAAATCTTTGTCCACTTTGCGCCAGTCGACAACCTGCCGGAGTCGCTTTTTGAGCATCATATCAAGCCATATTCGGGTGGCTCGTCCGTTACCTTCCATGAACGGGTGGGCGATATTCATTTCGACGTATTTCGCGATTATTTCCTCGAATGTCGTTTCGGGTATCCGCTCGATGACCGGCAATATCGCGTCGAGGTATAGGGCATTAGCAAAGCGGAAGCCACCCTTCGATATGTTCAGCGTCCGAATCTTTCCGGCAAAGTCGTACAACCCGCCGAATAAATAGCGGTGTATTTCGCACAGCCCTCTGACCGTTCCCACCTCGATACGGTCTATATCCCCCGTCTCGAATAGGGCGCGCGCTTTGTCGAGGCTTTGGGCATCTATCCGGTCTGTTTTCTTTCCCATAACAGTATGTTATTTGTCCGTTCCTTTTGTTTCCTCCCCGCCGATAATGGACAGATACCGGCGCAGGGAATCCGCCTCGGCCTTTGCCACGAGCTGGCGGAACTCCTCGGGGCGCTGTTCCGTGTGCGAAGACTCCAGCGCTTTATAATAGGCGGCTTTCGCTTCGTTCGATCCTTTGAGGTTTACCAGCGTATAGCCGTGGCGCAATAGGTATAAATTCATCAGCAGGCGGGACGTGCGGCCGTTGCCGTCTACAAACGGGTGAATGCGTACTAACTCGTCGTGTAGGTAGGCGGCGATAATTATCGGGTGCTCCTTTGCCGCCTCCATTTGTGCGAACCTCAACATAAAGGCCTCCATTTGCGGGGCGATCAAATAGGGTTGCGGCGGGGTGTGGGTACTGCCTGAAATCATTACGGGCACGGTGCGGTAACGCCCCGCATTTTCCCTGTCGATGCCGTGTAATACGATGGCGTGTATCTCCTTTATCGTGCGTTCGCTTATTTCCGTGTCGTTGCGTGCGAAATCCTTGATATAGTCGATCGCTTCCGCGTGGTTGATGGCTTCGAGGTGCTCGCGCATACTCTTTCCCGCGATCGTTACCCCCTCGTTCACGACGAGCGCCGTTTCTTGTAGGGTTAGCGTATTGCCCTCGATACGGTTGCTTTCGTAGGTATACTCGATATTCAGAGCGTCCTCTATTTTTTTCAGAGCCTCAACGGGCAAGGGACGCAACGAGCCCAGACGAGCACGCAGGGCGTCGCACTCTGCCAGTAGTTCGTGCAGTGTATTCATGGCCTTATTCCGTTTTTTCCTTTACCTCTAACACCGTACCGCATTTCGGACACATTATCGTGTTCGTCGGTTTGGGCGCAAATAATTCCGATACTTCAACATCAAGAGCGGCGGCAATTTTTCGGAGAGTCGCTATAGTTGTATTTCCGTTGATCGCTTTTGATAGCCCCACACGAGAAATGCCGATCCGTTCGGCCAAATCTGTTTGCGTCATTCCCTTTCCTTTAAGAATTTCGGCGATTCTGAACTCATTATCCATAATTGTAAACATATTGTTTCGCACAGCAAATATATAAATTAAACTCTTAGTGTGCAAATAATGCCAATTTGACAATAAAAAGTTATCAAAATATTTGCGCGTTTGAATAATTATAGTTTACTTTGCACCATCAAACGACAACAAAAGGTTTACAGCTATGACATCAACCACTCGCACCGAACTTATGAACCTCGCCAAGCAGGCGGCAGCGTACATTACGAAGCTCAACGGCGAGGCCGAGACCTTCGAGATCGAGAGTAACGGTATTACGGCCGTTATCGCATATGACACCGAGATCGTCGAGGACAAGGGCGACTACTGGACGGCGCCGAGCTGGTCGATCGAGGACGAAACGGTAGCTGTTGAAGCGGTTTATGACGAGGACGGCGAAGAAGACAAAGAAGCTGCTGACTGGTTGAAGAAAATGTTGAACAAACAAAAAAAAAACAGAGATATGAAATTCCGCAAACCCGCCCCGAAAATATCGAAAGCCCGAGCAATCGAGCTCGTCATGAACCTGAATGGCGTATCACGAGATATCGCCGAGAAATACACCAACAGCGAATTACGCGAAGTATTACGACTGTTAAAACTCAAAGCCAACTTTTAACCTTAACCACGATGAAAACGACCGATCTATCAAACATCATGTGCATGGCATGGCGATTCTATCGCACGACCCGCCAGGCGTTCGGCGAGTGCCTCAAACTCGCGTGGCGCAACTTCTGCCTTGTGCGAAAGATGCACACTGAGGTAGTGCGGTTCTACTTTCGCAAGGTGGACGGCACCCTGCGTGAAGCGTGGGGCACGCTGCGCTCTGACATAGTACCGCCCGTCGAAGGCAACGACACCCGCAAGAAGAACGACACCGTACAAGTGTATTACGACACCGAGCGCCAAGAGTGGCGTTGCTTCAAGCGCCTGAACCTAATATAGAGCCCCTGTACTTTCAATACTCTGCGTTGAAAACAGATGTCCCCGTCGGTAATACGGCCGACGGGGTTACGACAGCAGAAAAGAAATGTCGTTTGCAAATAATTTTTCGGCAAAGATTGCATAATGTGCCGAAGCGTTGCACCTTTGCCTTTGTAAGCCTGCAATGACGCAGGGCACGGATTCCGACGAAAGGACATGGCGGATGCAAGCGAAATAATAACCAGAAAGGTTTCTGAACTCCTATTGCTTCCAGGTAACCCCCGGCGTATATCCGAGGAAGATATGGAACGTCTAATGTTTTCAATCCGTTCTCACGGATTTTGGAAGCATCGCCCTATTGCCATATCCACACGAACCGGAGCAGAAATCGTCATATGCGGCAATCAACGGCTTAAAGCCGCAAAAAAAATAGGGCTCAAATCGGTTCCGGTTATTATCTATGATAACCTCGACGAGCAAGAAGAAAATGACATCATTTTGCGTGATAACATCAACAACGGGGAATGGGATTTCGAAGTCTTGCAAGACGATAAATGGGAGGATATAAACTTCGAGGAGATCGGTTTAGACATGCCTGCATTTGACGAAGAGGTTGGAACGGTAGCATCTGGGGAGGCCTCAGATAATAAATCAGGCAACGACAATCCAGAAAATAAGGAAGATAGAAGCATATTCTATCAATTAATGCTCACCGACTGCATCTACGAGAGTAACAATCTTTTCGAGATTCCGAATTTACTCCTCGACATGCAAGCCGGTAAATTGCAACTGCCATTCGCTCCTTACGGCGCCGAATCACGGCAAAAGAAAGGTGTATCCACCTATCATTTCTATGTAGACGATTATCGCTTCGAGGCGATATGGAAAGACCCGACAAAGGTATTGAATAGCGGATGCGTAGCAGCCGTAGAACCGAATTTGTCATTATTCGACACGACCCCCATAGCGTGGGGACTACAACAAATCTACAAGAAACGGTGGATTTCCCGCTACTTTCAGGAATGCGGGATCTCTATATATGCCGACTTGAATGTCTCTCGGAAATTCTATGAATACAACCGCATGGGCATTCCCGATGGATACAATGCTTTTTTCACGCGAGGATATGCCGATCGACTCGAATACCTGAAAGCCGAGCATCAGATAGCGAAAGAGATTTCAGGTAAAGATACCCCGAACCTTATCATTTACGGAGGCGGAAAGATCGTCCAAGAGTATTGTGCAACACACAGCCTTGTGTATGTCGAACAATTAATGACAACAAAACACAATGGCTAAAACAAGCGGTTCGATACGAGGAAATAAACACCCCAAAGAAATATCTCTTGATGAGTATCTGGGGAAGCGAGGACTTCAGTCTCCAATCAGTGGTTTTACGGATGATAAGTGGCGGAACATCCGGTTAACAGCTCGTGGTCGTAAAAAATTTGAACGAGAAGCCGACGTAGCCCGCAATGAATATCACAAAAGAAGAAACAACGCCATAGCCGAATATGAAAATTTGGTGAAAGCAGGCAAAATAAAACGTCCCCGCTCAACAACAATGGAAGCATTGTTGAGTGCGGCAAGAGGACATCCGGATAATCAATCAGTCCAAGCTGCCCGCAGATTATTAAAGAAAAGATACAACATAACTATAAAATGATATGGCGAAAACAAGTGGAGGAATAAGAAGCGTGGCTTCCAGAAAAAACGAGACGGCTTTACAATTCTATATGAGAAGAACCGCCGATCTCAACTCTACACTGCGAAAGGCTGAATCACAAGGGGAAACCATTGTTAAATTTAATTGGGGAGATGGCACAACTCATACATTTTACCGAGGTATCGCAGGACGATGGACAAGAGATCGTCGTGAATATGAATATTTACAGAAACGCAGATATAAGAAACAGGTATAAAAGGTTATAAAAAGGTTAAAATGGCAGGAAGAAAAGATATATGTGAATTGGGAAAAAGAACCAGATTTTCCAGTACCAATCCGCCGAAAAATCCCGGCCGGAAGCCCTCTCTGTACAACCATATAAAAAAACTGCTCGGCACGGAGGCCAAAGCAGAATTGAGCAAAGAGGACTATTTCAAGCTGATCCAATTCCTATTAGAGCAGCCCCTCGATAACCTCAAAAAACTCGCCGACAGCAAGAATACACCAATTTGGATTGTTGGTGTAGTTCGGGCTGTCGTTAAGGATGCCAATGCTGGACGTACCACGACCCTCGATTCTCTATTCGATCGTCTGTTCGGTAAAGCGTCGCAACCTCTGACGGGGAAGGACGAAGGGCCTATTGAATTCAAGGGCTCTATCCCAGTAAGAGAATGGATCAAAGCTCGATTGCAAAAGAAATGATACAACCGCAGGATATATATCTGCCATTATATGAAGATACCGATCACTTCATCATCCTTATTACGGGAGGCCGAGGTTCGGGCAAATCATTTAACGCCGGAACGTTCATCGAGCGGCTGTCTTTTGAAGAAGGGCATGTGATCTTATATTGCCGTTACACGATGGCGTCGGCCGCTATTTCAGTAATCCCAGAATTTACCGAGAAGATAGAAGCCGATGGTACGGGAGAATTTTTCAATATCACAAAAACAGATATTGAAAACGTCGTATCTGGAAGTCGAGTTCTATTCCGAGGCATCAAAACATCATCAGGTAATCAGACGGCAAAGCTGAAATCCATACAGGGCATCACAACATTTGTATGCGACGAAGCTGAGGAGTGGACAAGCGAAGCGGATTTCGATAAACTCGTACTTTCTATCCGCCAAAAAGGAATTCAGAACAGAGTTATCATCATCATGAACCCGACGGATTCCAATCACTTCATCTATCGCAAGTATATTGAGAAAACCCACAAACTGGTGAATATTGACGGCGTAGACGTGCAGATCAGCACACATCCCAATGTCCTGCATATTCATACTACCTATCTCGATAACCTCGACAACCTGTCCGACGAGTTTCTGCGGGAGATCGAACGCATGAAAGTGGAGAATCCGGACAAGTACGCGCACGTCGTAATGGGTAAGTGGGTAGATGTAGCAGAAGGCGCAATTTTCAAGAAAATAAACACAGTAAAAGAATTTCCGCAATGGTGTGAACAAGTTGCGTTATGTCAAGACTTCGGATATTCGAATGACCCTACGGCAATAGCCAAATGCGGAGTTATAGGCAATGCTCTTTATATTGATGAATTGTGCTATAAGACCCATATGCTCACCAATGAGATTATTTCCGAGCTCAAAAAATACCCCGATTTAAAGGTTATGTCTGAATCCGCAGACCCTCGGTTAGTTGATGAGATCGGGAACGCCGGAATAGCAATATACCCAGTTGATAAAAGCGGACGATCCATTATTGCAGGCATCGAAAAGATGCTCGAAATGGAAATATATGTTACCGAACACTCTTACAACATGTTAATGGAATTCCGAAATTATGTATGGGATGAAGATAAAGACGGGCACCCTATCAACATGCCCAAAGATGGACAGGCAGATCACCTTATAGATGCTGTACGTTATTATGTCTTAGGAATGATTCTGGGTAAGATTAAGCAGGTTAAGAATTACGAAGGATACTTTTAATAACAACCCAATACCCTGTATTGAAGCAAGGCACCATAAACAAACGAAACGACATGAAAACCCTAAAAGAAATCCTTTCCATGCCCTCGGAGGCAGAAAAGATATATTACCTAAAATATCGCCGCACTCCGCTTCCAAATGCACAAGCCCTATATAAAGATTGGGACCCAGACAAACATGACGTCATGGATCCCGAAATTCGCCCCGACAACAAAGTGATCGTCGAGGAGGGCCGTCAAGACCCAAAAACAGGGAAAATAATCCCTCCTCAATACAAGAAAGACGACATCAACCCTACAAACCGCATCATGTTGCCGTTGGAGCAGGATATTGTCAACATTCACACTGCATGGGCTGTGGGCAATGACCCAAAAATTAATTGCAACCCCAATGATGACAAGGAAAAAGCCCTGCTGTCCATTATAAACAGCATCAACAAGAAGAACAAGATGCGTTACAACAATAAACGCATCGTTCGGTCGTGGCTCTCCGAAACCGAAGTAGCCGAATACTGGTATGTCGTCAAAGACGAGGGATTTTGGCGCAAGATTCTCGCAAAGGTGAAAGGGGCGCTTGGTGGGAATGTAATGCCTCAATTCAAGCTTCGGTGTGCAATATGGTCGCCGTTTCGTGGCGATAAATTATACCCTCTTTTCGACGATAAAGGCGACTATCTGGCATTGAGCCGTGAATACTCCGTAAAAGAGGCTGACGGCACGGAGACAACCTATTTCATGACCGTGACAGATGAAAAAGTCTATCAATGGCGTATGGAATCAGACTGGATAAAAGTCAACGAATTCAAACATGGGTTTATAAAGAATCCGACCATCTACTCATGGCGCCCCAAAGCTCTATGTCACAACATCAAGCCCATTCGAGAGCGCTTGGAGCGCTTGATGTCTAACTTTGCAGATTGCATCGACAGATGCTTCTTTCCTTATTTGATTCTCGAAGGAGAAATACATGGAACCCCACAACAATCGGGGAAAAACCGTCTAATCAAGATCATCAACGGCGGCAAGGTGTACTACCTGAATTGGGATCAGGCGAGCGATGCCGTGCGCTTGGAGCTGGAAGGGTTGTGGAGCAAAGCCTACCAACTCACCAATACACCCCAACTGTCCCTGGATTCTTTGAGAGGATTGGGTGACGTCCCTTCCGGCCGAGCCTTCCGCTTCTTATTCATGGGTACAGACCTCGCAATAGATAACCACGCCGAGGTTATCGGGGAACATATCCAACGTCGATATAACTTCCTTGTATCTGCTGTGGGATCGCTCAATGCTGAATTCATGCAAGCGTCACAAACTATTGACATAGAGACTGAAATACAACCGTTCACCATCGACGACATCGCCGAGAAGATCAAGAATGCCACAGATGCTTGCGGGCGGCCTATTGCATCCCTTAAAACAGGAGTCATGATGGCAGGGCTGGTCGATGACATAGATGACGAGATCAGGGAGATCCAAGAAGAGCAGACGGACAAATCGACAAGCAATGCTTCCGAGTCCACAGATTAACATTTTTGAACAAAAAATGAAGAAAATCGGGTGTTTTAGTTAGGGAACAATCAAACAAATAGGACAACAGCATCTCAATATCAACAAACTCATCCAAATTAAGCATCATAATGGAGAAAAAAGCTCTGTTTTTTACTTGATTTTATATAAAATAATTTGGATAATGTGCCGAATGTATAGATTTTTGTCGCAGAGCCTATGAAGATATAGGCCAACAGACATAGGACGAAATAACTTCCATGCAGTTGTTAGGTTAGGAGGGTCTGTTGGCATTAGCCGGCAGACCTTTTTAATGTGGATATGATGACTTATCCAAAACCATATAGAACGAAAAAACATGAAAGAAAAAATCTTTTCCGCGCTGAAAACCAAGTTCAGCAACCTGGGGTTTAGCGCAAAAGCAATCGAGGGGGTGGCCGAGTCGCTGGCCGCAACCGGATTGGTAAACGACGAGAACTTCGACACTATTGTCGAGGGGCAGAAGTCAGCCCTTTCAGCAATGCAGGCTGAGATTGACCGACGGGTAACGTCAGCCGTAGAAGAAGCAAGAGCCAATAGCAACGCGACAACTGGTAATGGGGGCAGCCAGAGTAATCGAAACGAACCCAAAGAACCCTTCGATGCCGAAACATTCAAAGCGGAAATACTAAAAACCCTCCGAGAGGAGCAGGCAGCTGCCGCACAACAGAATCAGCAAGCCGCACAGCGAGCCGCAGCCATCGCATCGAAAGCTAAAGAGTACGGAATTCCCGAGAAATTCGCCGCCAAGTTAAACATCACCCAAGACGCCGATTTGGATGAATATTTCAAAAGTACAAGACAGGAATTGGCGGACGCAGGTTTTGAGTTTTCCGAACCGCCCGCACAGGGTGGCGGCATGACCGATAACGGAAGTGACATCGCCAAACTGATTGAGCAGGGGACAGAACAAATTGTCAAATCAAAAAAACCGTAAAAAATGCCAGCAGGATTTCATTATGAACTGAATCCGGAAGACGTACTGCGAGAACTGTGCCGATTCGATACGGTGTATCGACTCTCCGGAGGTTTCAACTTCGAGGACGCAAATGTCCCGACCGGGACGATGCTGATGCCGCTAACGCCTCTGCATGTCGATCTAACAACGCGTAAAGCATCCGCGGTAAAGAACGTCAAAGTAGTAGAGAAAGTGTCATCCGGAACAAAGATCAAAATCGCAAAAGGGTCGCTTGCCTACAAAGGTATGCACCTGGGCGACGGTACAAGCGGTGCAACCGTTTCGAGCATCAGTACCACCAATGCCAACTATGACGAACTCACAATGAGTGCCGCCAATCTCACGCCGGAAGCAGGGGACATTCTCTTCGAAGCAGCAGCAGTAGACGGTACGACACCTAAGGTTACCGCAAACTTCCTCAATTACGCTGTAACGAAAGTAGAGACAGGTGCAACGGTCACTGCCATCGGCAGGGCCTATGAGGTGCAGGAGTCGAAACTTTATGCCCCCATCTCGGCCAAAGACAAGGAGACCCTTACGGCCCGATTCCTTTTCACTATCTAAACCACAACGACAATGAAACTGACACTCGAAACCCTTTTCAACAATACAGAAGTCTTCAAGGCAGTCATTGACCGTTCGATGGTAACCCGTGACGACGAGATTTTTTGGAAGCGTTATCTCGACTTCGAAGAGACCAAATCCCGCGTTTTCAAAGCCTACCTCGGCACCGTCACCGGTGTTACGGCCGGCTCGATCATCGATCGGAATTCCAACAAACCCCTGCGTCAACGCAAATCGCTCGGAAGCGGATACGGAGAGGTCGCATATTTAGGGGACCGCTACCAGATGGACAATGACCGTCTGGATATGATTAAGTCACTCATCGATAAGTTCAATGCAGCGCGCCCCGCCGATCAAGTGGCGGCCTTAAACGCAATCATCGATTATATCGTGGATGACGTCCGCCAAATTCGCCTCGCGCCACACAAACGTATGGACATCGTTGTCGGTGACCTTCGTTCGGACGGCACAGCTTCCGTAGCGCTCGCAGACAATCCGCAGGGAATCACATTGCTCGACATGGAACTACCCGTTAAGAAGATCAAGCCGACAACGGGGGATAAGGACAACTTCATTACCTATCTGAAAAAGCAGATTGAGGCCCTGCGCCCGACAATGGGCAGATTTTCTGTCATGGAGATGTCCCGTTCGACATTCACCAAGAACATCGTCGGCTCATCTGAGTTCAAGTCAACCTATAAGATGATTATGTCGGGAGCACAAGTTGCTTTGGCTGGCGGACTCATTACCGACGCGATGGCCAATCAAGTGTTCTCCGGCATCGGGCTTCCGCCTATTCGCATCATCGACGACATGGTTGCGCTGGAAGATGGCACGAACAAACAGGTTTTCAAGGATGACCGCATCACGCTACTCCCGCAAGACAAGATCGGCAAGATGATGTGGCATGAGCCTTATGAAATCTCAGACCCCGTGCCGGGAAAAACGTACACGCGCCTCGATGGTGGAATGTGGACTTCGAACTGGCGAACCGACGAGGGCCGCTTCATGGAGTATGGAGCCGAATGGATTCCCAACTTCACGGCACCGAACAAGATCGCCATTTTCGATCTATCGACGATGAACGGTTAAACCCACCGACAATGAGGAATTCTGAAGTAATATCGGCTCGGCTCTATCCCTATGACGTGGATGACAACTTAGTTGCAGTAGCCTGCATGGACACGGGGCTATCGGCGGACGAAGAGTATTCTTCGTCCAACAAGGTGCCTGTGGCAAAAGCCGCTATCGATGTCCTAAAACAACTTATCGTCCTTTCATCCGAAAGCAACGGCGGATACTCTCTCGGCTACAATGTCGAGGAACTGCGCCGCCGCATACACGCTCTCGCAAAGGATAACGGCCTTACCGATATTGCTTCGGAATTCGATCCTACGCCCCAGATATTCTTCTTAGACTTATGATTAGGTTCCCCTATACGCTTCAACGCTGGAATCACGATACAAACGAGTGGCTGACAGTAACCAAATGCAATGCCCGATACGACGGCAAAGCACGGTTTATCGAATCGCCTAACGGAAAAGTGATCAGATATACCTACGAAGTAGTTATGCCGGCTAATGTGCTTCCAATCGAAGAAAACGAGGAGGTGCGCATCCTGGACAGATGCGGGAAAAACATATTCGACCATCGCCCCGACTCTCTTATCGGCACCACGCTGAAAGATTCGGTCTCATACCCCGTGCAGGGCTTCTACAAAAGCGGACAAAGGTATGAATATACGAAAATATGGCTATAAACGCACTGTATAATGATAACTACCAACGAAGTACAGAACATCCTGATTCACGACTGCGCCGATTTCGGAATCCAGACATTTCCTACATGGAATGTTCCGGAAGGACGAATAAAAGACGAGCGGATCGTAGTCGTAACACCGTCGGAACAATCTCCGGCGACTTATTGGGAATCATGTTACATCTCGGTGAATCTATGTGTTCCGGATGTCAAAGGAACAGCGAACCTGAAACGACTGGGTGAACTTGAACGAATCGCAAAAGCAAAATTTAAACCGTGGGCCTATGGAATATATGATAATACACCATATTGTTATCGATATGAAGGTATCGGCAGAGAAGAGGACAAAGACCTCGGATGCCACTATATCTATGTCCGGGTCCTATTCAGAGTGTTAAACGTAAAAAAAGATTAAAATATGGCAACTATCACAGCCGTAGGCATCAAAAACATCTGGTATGCAGACCCCGCGAAAGTCACCGGAGACCTGACAGGTACGATGCTGGGAACCATTCTCAAAGACCCTACCACCAAGAAGGTGCCGAACGTCCACCAGGACACGTGGAGCCTCGACGAAGCCGAACCATCCACGACACAATACAAAAATCAACTGACCGACGGTGTATATCGCCAGTCGAAAGAGATGGGTGAAGTCACTATGAATTTCGCCATCGGTCAATACGACTATGAAACGAAAGCCGCATTTATGGGCGGAACCGGTACGGAAACATCATGGAAACGAGCCCGCGGCGTTACAAACATCGAGAAATGCATGATCGCTCTTACGGAAGACGATCAATATTGCGTATTCCCGAAGGCTTCGGTCGTGGCGCGGAACGCCGAGACGGACGATGCCGTCGCTATCAGCGTCGTTGCAACAGCACTGGAACCGGATAATACCGCGGTATCGTCCGAATACTGGTTCGATGCATCGGAGGTCACGGAGGCTGCTTCGGTAATGAGCGCATCATCCAAATAACGACTGGCAATCACATCGGAAAGGGGCGGGAGGCGTAAGCCCCTCGCCCCTGTTGTTTCAATTATTCGAGATATGGATTTTATTAGTTTCCGCATAGCTGGAAAAGGTTACAGCATATACAAAATGTCGCCTCTAACCGCTACACGTATCATGCAAGCGTGGGACGTGAAAAAAGAGCCAGATAAAAGTATCGAATGTCTCGCGGCAATGGCTCGAAGCGTCGCATTGGGTATTTCTGGCAGCAAAAGCATATTCAGCAAATTAAAGCGCATAGTTCTCAAGCGTAGGTTTATGAAAAAGGCCTCGTTCGAAGAGTTGTTCGATGCCTACAACAAGACATTGAAAATGATACCTCTGGAAGACATTATCGGAATTGGAGCCGTAATGGAACAACTCTCGATGTCAATCGCAAAAGATCATGAGTAAGTCTGCTGGCATCGTCGCCGCCTCGCTGCTGAACAAACATCATGTGACAGTGCGGATCGGGCGGTTGAGTTTCCGTGCGTATCAGCCATGCATCAAAGACCTCGCACGGGCTTTTGCGAACGAACGGCTAAACCTGTCCACCGACGGACGACACCAATATTCGTTGGAAACGATGTCGAAACTACTGTTTCACCGCCGCTGGCAGCAACGGATGTTCCTATGGTACGCCAGACACTACGGCGACTACCAGCAAATCCGAATCGCGGCACAGAAAATCGCCGACGTCACTACGGGGAAAGACCTGCTGGAATCGGTAAAAATCGACAAAACACGGAAAAAGGCCATCGTGGAGACTGTCGGAAACAACTCCATCGCAGGTATCATGGCAACCATGATGGAACATCTGAACATCAGCTACCAAGATGCTTTCGAGCGAGTAAACTACCCTACCATGATGCTGATGATGATAGACAAGGTGCGGTCGCTTGTGGGAGATGAAAAGAAAATAGTTAAGGGCAGCGGCAGGGAGATGGCCGCAAGAAGAAAGCAGAAGAACAAATGAGCGTATTATCATTCAAAATAAACGCCGAGACCGATAAGCTTAATAGCTTTATCGCGGCTCTCAAACGATTGAAAGAGGTTCTGGCTGATATTCCGTCGGGAACCAAAGAATTCGATGTTATAAACCGGAAAATCGCCGAGATGGAAGCTCGTGTCGAGCAGGCCATGAAGCGGATCGCACAGATGCAGAACGAGGCGGCGAAAACGGTCTCGCAATCGACTGCCGCATCGCCCGCCACACCATCATCGGCCGGCTCCACCGCGGGAACGCAGGCCGTCAAAGCGGAAACCGAGGCATGGAGGGGCTTATTGGAGGAATTAGATAAAGTAAGTCTTGCAAAACGTGAGAATATCGAGCAAATAGAACTGTTAAAGGCCGCGAATCGAGGTTTGAAGGCTCAATATGATGCTTTAAATAAGGCCGAACGAGATGGACTTACGTTGACGGATAAACAAATTGCACGCCGGACGTCCCTCTCTTTGGCTTATGAAGAAAACAAGCAGGCCATTTCGCGAATGCGGCAAGAAGTAGCAAACCAAATCAAGTTGGAGCAGGTCGCACAGGGCTCAATGGATCAAATGTCGCAAGCTCTCTCCCGGATGCGGGTAGTTTACAGATCGCTCGACGAAGGAGAACGAGGAAGTGCATTCGGACAAAACCTGCTCAAAAACATTCAGGCCCTCGACACAAAAATCAAGGAGCTGGACGCTTCTATCGGCAATCACCAGCGTAATGTCGGCAACTATGCCTCGGGATGGAACGGGCTATCGTTTTCTATTCAACAAGTCGCACGAGAATTGCCATCATTGGCATATGGGCCGCAAGTCTTTTTTTCCGCAATATCGAACAATATTCCAATATTGGCAGACGAAATAGCACGTGCGAGCAAGTCCGTCCAGGCTCTGAAAAAGAGCGGAGAGTCATTTGTCCCCGTATGGAAACAGATCGCCCGTTCTATTATCTCTTGGCAAACTCTTCTTGTAGCTGGCGTTACTATTTTAACGTTATATGGTAAAGAAATCGTGGATTGGGTCGGCGCATTGTTCAAGGGAAAAGAAGCGCTCGATTCGGCCAAGATCGCAGCGCAACAATTTCACGCCACAATGGCCGAAGGACAGCGAAGTGCCCAAGCCGAAATCACGAAATTGAACCTTCTTTACAATGCAGCGACAGATACCGCTAAGCCCTACAAAGAAAGAGCGACAGCCGTAAAGAAGTTGCAAGACCTCTACCCTGCCTATTTCTCCAATATGAGCACCGAACAGATAATGGTCGGAAACGCTATCGACGTATATAACAACCTGAAAAACGCGATCATCGAGGTCGCGAAAGCCAGAGCGGCGGAAAATATCATAGCTAAGAATACCGAAAATTTGGAATATATAAAACTGACGGGTGGCGCCTATGACGAATATACGAAAGCGCTAAAAAATGCAACGAACGCCAAAGAACAGTATAATAAAAAATTTAGCTCAGAGGCGAGTAGATTGCAAGAGTCTAATCCCAACGGTAGCCTTACTTTGTATTATTATATAGCAGAATCTGCCTCTACCGAAGAAAAAGGCCGTCTCGAAGCGGCCGAAGATAGATTAGAGGAGGCCCGAAAGAGGTTTCAAGGCGAGTTGGAAAAGCTCGGAGACGAAGGCAAGGCGATCTGGGAGCGCATCGAAAAAGATTTCAACGGTGACGCCCAACTTTTCTACCAAACATTGGAAAAAGCGAATGAGAAACTCGCACCCGAAGCGGAGAAACTTTTTACAACCCTTACTCCCGATGAGATGAACGATGCGTTCAAGGAAGCGGAGAAAAACGCCTCAAAGAACGCATCGCAAACAGAAAAAAACCGCAAAAAGCTTCAAGACGATCTGTTGAAACTGCAATATGAAGCACAGCAGACCGAAATAGACTCCATGCGGGAGGGATCGGAAAAGAGCCTTGCCCAAATCGACCTCGATTACAAAAAGCGCATAGCCGAGATCGAGAAATGGGAAAGAGAAATTATTGCCCTTCAAGGAAAAGGCTTGACCGAGCAACAACAGAAGTTATTCGATTCACTGAGGGCCGGTGCGGAAATTACGGCTCATAGAAAGGTATCGAATATAAATACAGATGAAAGCCGCCAATGGAATGAATATCTAATAAAATACGGGACTTTTCGGGAGCGGCTTCAAGCAACCAAAAACGAATACGATCGTAAACTGGCAAAGGCGCAAACAGAGGGAGAGCGGGCACAACTCGAAGCGGAACGCAATGCGGCAATAGCACAATTCGAGGTCGAAGCATCAGCATGGACGAAGGATTTAGCAGACAAGACAATAGCGCAATTGGAAAAGCTGATGTCCGAAACCAAAAAACAATTAGAGGAGGCGAGAAACGCTTTCGATGCCTTAGATTCGTCCGAAACCCCAGAAGCGAAACAATATCTCGATACGATAAATAAATTAAATGCACAAATCAAGATTTTAGAAAAGCGGCTTAACGGCGCCAAGAAATCTACCCATAATAAAGATTGGAAAGAGGCGGCTACGGCGTTCGGAGCCATTGCCGATTCCGTTCGAGAGGCTGCAAAAGGTCTTCAAGAATTTGCACCTGAACTTGCCGATACGCTCTCCGTTATGGGCGAAATAGCCACATCTGCCGGAACCTTTTCGGAATCCATACAATCCATCAAAGATGAAATAAAGGAAGAGGGGAAAGCATCATTCTCTTCTATTATGGGCGGAATTACGAGCGGTATTGCATTGGCGGCGACTGCTGTCAGCGGACTTATAACTCTTTTTGCCGGCAAAGGGCGCGATATGCAAGATTATATTGAAAGCGCAAACGCCTTAGCTGATAAATATGGAGAAGTCGCCGACAAAATGCGAGACCTCATATCAAGCTCCACAGGTGCGGAGGCTGTGAAAGCAGCCGCAGACGCCACAGAAGCGACATTGAAGGAGCAGCGCAACATAATAAAGGCGATCAAAGGCGAGATGTTGCAATACGACAGTGGCTCGCATTCCGCACAACACAACTTCAACGAAGTTGCAGCCCAAGTTCCCAATTTTTACCTGGATCTGGTAAAACTACTCGGAAGAGACTATGCCAAAGCCTTTGCTTCCGGGACGATGAATCTCGGAGACCTATCCGCAGATCAACTTATTTCCTTAAAGGAGTCGGACATCATTTGGAGCTATCTTCCTGAAAAAGTACGTGAGTATATAAACGAACTCATCGAATCGAATGAAAGGCTGGAAGAGAACAAGGAATTGCTGAACGAAGCCTTGACACAAGTCTCGTTCGACAGCCTGTATGACAGTTTCGTCGATACTTTGATGGATATGGACGCTTCGGCCGAGAATTTCGCCAATGACTTCTCGAATTATATGATGAAGGCGATGCTCCGCACGAAATTGGACGCACTGCTCAAAGACGATATGGAGCAATGGTATAAAGATTTCGCCGAAGCAATGGAAAGTGGCGGAGGGTTGGATTCCGAAGAGATAAAAGACTTGCGCGAAGGATGGGATTTCATGGTGCAGCGAGGATTAGAACTGCGGGATCAAATCGCAGAAGCTACGGGATATGATAAAACATCTGCATCCGCTCAGTCTGCGACCACAAAAGGATTCGAGGCAATGTCACAAGATACGGCCAGTGAGTTGAACGGACGTTTCACAGATGTGCAAGGCAAGGTCACCGACATTCGGGGAGCCGTAATGCCCCAAACAGCTCAGATAAACCAAATCCTCAATGCAATAATATCGGTACAATACGTCGTATCGTCTTCCTTGCGTGTAAATAATGAAATGCTCGAATATGCCGTTCAAACGTATATGGAGGTTCAACAGATCAACGACACTACCTCAGCCATGAATGCCACCCTGAAAGTCATGGCGGAGGATATTGCGGCAATCAAAAGGAACACGAATCAGATATAGTCCATGAAAATAAAGAAAGACATACGCGATCTCGACAAATTCATCGACGGTATCGAAAAAGAAGTCGTCGATTATTTTGACGGACACGCCAGGGAAGCGGTAAAAATCCAGCAGCAGAAAGCCAATTATCTCAATCACACGTGGAACTTGCGCAGCTCGATAGGATATGTCGTCACCTATGCCGGAAAAGAGAAGGTGCGCTTCATCGGGGATCAGAATGCGATCTATTGGGACGCACGTGATTCGGCAAACAAGATGCTCGACAAAGCCGACAAACCCAACACGGGCGTCGTATTAGACGTGGGAATGTTCTATGCCCCCTTTGTCAGTTCAAAAGGATATGACGTAATCGATTCGGCAGTATTATATTTACGCAAAGTCTTAACCGAGAAATAAAATGAATGGAGACCTCTTTATAAATGGAACCGACGCACAGTCTATCGGCATCGTCATGGGAGATTCGTTTATCGCCAATCTTCTCGCGCCGGCCGGACTGAAAGATTTCGTCGAAAACGACGACCGTCTCAAAAACGGCAAAGAGGTGTTGTACAATAACCCGCTCCTTGCCGCACGCGATGTAACACTCTCATTTGTCATAATGGGAAGTACGCCCGAAGATCATCTCACCAATCTCAGGAGCTTTTACACGCTCTTGCAGACCGGAAAGGTTACTATCAATGTTCCGGCTATTGGAAACGACGTCAACTATCACCTAACCTATATGGGAAGTTCCAATAGCTATTCTTTGTCCGCCGATCGGTGTACATCGAAATTGTCGGTAAAATTCAACGAGCCGAACCCCGCAAACAGGACATGAAACAAAAAACGCTCCGCATTGTTGCGGAGCGCTCTCAACGTGAGCTATTGGGATTGTACAGGGGTCATTTTATGGTCGCCATTTTCTTGGGCGTTTGGACAACCTCGAATTGCCGGGCCAAGAAATCAAGGCCCTTCTGCGTGACAAGGACTTTGATGACCGTGAAAGATTCGTGATTGTTACGGTCGATCAATTTCTCTTTCAACTCGAAATAGCCTCGGTTAATATACTCTTGTTTCGGCTCGTTGCGATTGCAGAAGAAGATGCCGCGTTCGCGCAGCTTTTGGAAAAGCGTGTTGCGGCCGAAAGGCAGGCCGAGAATCTTCGCCGACTGCCCGACATCGATCTTCTGGTCGGTGTCGAGCACCTTGTCCATAAGTTCGGCTTTGGGCGCGAGAACGGCAACCTGCTTGTGGGCTTGTTCGAGCTGCTGCTTCTGTTTGGCAATAGTTTCATTCGCTACAAGGACGGCGCGAGCCATAATCATTTCGGGCGTGTCATTGTCGTGTGCAGCGACATAACCTCCGGTTTTACGAATAGTCGGCAATACCTCGTCGCAAACCCAGTCTTGGAATTGCTCTGCCTGCGGGAGTTTCGAACGCATGACAAGGCGATATACGTCGGATTCTGGGATATATGAAACTTGCTGATTTCCGCTTTTAGTGGGGGTGTCACGTTTCGTTACACCCTTGCAATGATCGCCAACCGCTTTTCGGGGATTGGTATACCCAAGAGCCTTAGCCACATCATTTGCAAGAAACATCGGCTTATTGTCGGCCATGATTATACGCACACGGCCGAATTTTTCATTACTGAATATCTGCGGAGTATTCATGGCCTATGCAATTAAAGATTGATACCTGTCGAGGCGCTGACGAGCTTCGGAAATTGCCTGATCTGCACCCGCAATCACATCGCTCATGTTAGGACGATATTCGGCCGGAACTTTTGCTAATAAAGAGAATAGGGATTGTTTCGTTTCTTCAATGGACTTAATGTTACTTTCCATCGAGGCCGCAAGATTAGCGGCAATCGCCAAAAGGCGAGCCTGCATTGCAGGACTTAACTGAGTGTTTGACATAGTGCTTGAACATTTAATTGAGAAATAAAAACAGCGGTATTTCTCTGACCCGCTGTTCAAGCACTTTTTAAGGGTGTTGCCATAATCATTGCAATCATGGCACGGGGTGAAATACCGCTGAAAATATTTTAAGGCACAAAAAAGCACCTTGATATGGTGCGTCGCCACTCCCTTAATACTGCTTGAACATTGCAAATGTATAAAATATACTTGATTCAAGCAAGAAAAAACGTTTTCTCTCAAAAAAGCGTAATAATTTCTTGCATAAAAGAGGAAGGGCAGGTACTTTTGTAAAAACTTAAAATCAATAATATGAAAAGATTATTATACTTACTAACCCTCATCATTTGTTTTATTGTTACTTCGTGTTCGGAAACAGACAAGACTCCAATGATTATTGGATGTCCCGATTATTTGACCCTATATGATGGAGATACATACAAATTAAATATTACCGTAGATCCGGATTATATGGAAGATTTAATAATTTATGAATCTACTAATCCATATTACGCCTCAATAGATGAAACGGGAACAATAACAGCAAAAACACCTGGAAAGGTAAATATTATCATAAGAGTAAAGAATATCGTTGCCACGTGTTTTGTAACGATTGAAAGGGCACCTTCTGGCATTACTATTAGTAATAAGGATATAAATTTAATTAAGGGTGAGGAAATTGATATTACGGCACGAATCATTCCGAATGATGCCATAAATAAGGAAATCGAATGGTATTCCAATAATACAGAAGTTGCGACAGTCAAGGAGGGGAAAATAACTGCGCTCAAATCTGGTCATGCTACTATTACTGCCTCGCCTGTCATTAATCCAAAACAAATTAAAGACGAATGTAAAGTAACAGTCTATGATGATGCTATTATCATTCAAGAAACTGATTGTGAAATAATACAAGGTTCTCTCCATACCGTTCATTTCACAAATACATTAGGAGGAATAATTTCAAATATCAAAATTGAATCGGAGAATCCGGACATTGCTACATTCAATTTATTAACAGAGAAAGATGTAACCATTTACGCTTATAAACCAGGGAAAACAAAAATTACCATTTCTGCCGAAAATTATTTATCCGCTACATTCAATGTTAATGTTACTGATCTCAAAAAAATAAATGTATCTATTAGTGGATCTGATATAGTAGATGTAGGCGATTCATTCTTGATATATAGCTATGTAGAAGATGGAAATGCATGTATTAATCCCATTTGGTATACTTCTGATCCTGATATAATCGAAATAACAAGTCAAGGACAATTTACCAATGGCGCAATTGGAACTCCTAAGAAAAATGGATTTGCATATATTTATGCTAAATATGGTGACATAATTGGCTGTTGCCCTGTATGTATCGGACATGATACAGCAGTTCCTAATGAAGAGGTGGATATAGATTATCACTCAATATTATCTATCCTAAATGGTAAAACAGAGATAACAGCGAACGCATCTGTAGAATTTATTAGTCCCTTAAACGATGGAGATCGATCCATCATACTAAATGGGTATACTGTTGTGCGTAATGGAAACGAGCTTGTGGAAATACAGGATTTGAATTTATCTATTCACAATAAATCTAAATACAGTTTCGAATGTGCGCCTAAGTTAACGTATTATTTTAGTAGCATTGGCATAGATGAGATGAAACAAATAAATTCTGAAACAGATCGGTATCAACTTATTGTTACTTATACAACAGCCTATGGAGAAGAAATAACAAAAAGAATTAAATTAGCTCCTGTCACTGCTGTCTTATAATTAATTACCTTGATTAATTAATCTATATCTAAATACCACCCTGTAAATGAACAATAGCCGAGGTTTTGCCTCGGCTATCGTTTTATTTAAGCATCCCGAAAGACACTAAATAGAGTATCATATTTATTGTTTGATGTAAATCCCAATATTTTTTCCCGAAGAGGTATTTGTTACCGTCATTGCCGAGCCAGATATCTCTCCTTCCAAAATTGCCAAATCATCATCCAAAGGATACAATGTTACTTTGGGATCATCATATGTATAATCATAGATGGTTGTTGCATAATTACTGGATGAACTCGCTATTTTCAGAGTAAATTTACACTGAGTATCACTAAATGATAACGAGCCCAAGACGCCGTCCTCTGTTCGTTCCCATGTAGTCCCAGATAGAGGATTCGATGCTTTTTCATCATCATCCGAACACCCTGCGAACACAATTGTAGTTACCGCAGCAAACAATAGTAAAATCTTTTTCATATCATAAATTGTATTGGTTAGGTGGTGCAAAGTTACGATTTCCCCCCCCCGACCAAATTTTTCGAAGGAAAAATGAATTTATGATGAAAAAATGTTTTTTCTTGCTTGAATCAAGCGTATTTTATTCATTCGCAATCCTACAATATTGCGGCAACCCTGCGGATCCGCTTGATGCGTTCCAGCAATTTACTGTCTTTTCTGGCTGTTTGCATATTATAGCGGGTTTGTAGATTCACCCAAAAAATAGCATCAATACCCAATGCTGCCTCCAACATAATTGCGAAATCGGTAGAAATCGAGCGCTTCCTATTCACTATTTCGTTCAATGCCGTGTACGGAATACCTATTATCTCTGCAAATTTTCGCTGTGAAATTCCGCGGCTCTCCAATTCCTCTTTAAGAATCTCCCCCAGATGGGTCGGCTCAAATGGAATAAGTTCATCCTCTCTATAAATCTTGCGTGTCGTTTCCATGATTTCAACGGTAATGGTTGCTAATATCCAATATATGACAAACAGTTATCCATTATTCAATGATTTCATAAAGTAAATATAGTGCCTATTCTAAGACTCACAAAAATGTGACCGAAAAATATTTTTCAATACTCTTGCATAACGTGCCGAACATAACGACCTTTGAAGTGTCTGTGAGGATGCAGACCACATCAGCGACGAAGATACATGATTATATTCGATCGACAAGGCTATCAGTTATACGAGGCTCCTATCACAAGCGAAGCTATCGTGAAATACGAGCTCATGGGCGATTATTACGTCCAACTGTCTTTCGAGACCGCAGAGCAAGTAGATTTCAAAACGGGTAGCTATATATTATATGGCGGACGAAAATTCGAGATCATATCCCAGAAATCCCGTCCCGAATACAACGCCACGACAGGCGGATATAAATACACGCCTAAATTCGAAGCACGGCAAAACCACATGAAGCGCCGCAAGGTCTTCTGGTTGAAAGGAGCCAATGACGAAGCGACGTTCAGCGACACGACCGACCTCGCATCCTTCGGTAATCTCATCGCCGACAACATGAACGCCTTTCTGGGCACGACAGACTGGAAAGTGGCTACCGTACCTGACGATCTGGCAAAGCAAGTGAAACTCGTCTCTTTCAATGCCGATTATTGCTGGGATGCGATCAACACGATTGCCGAAACATTCGACGTGGAGTGGTGGACGGTCGAAAACGGCGATGAAATATGGATTTATTTCGGCAAGCTGGAATTCGGAACACCCGAACGGTTCGAACGCGGTGATGTCGTAAGTTCTATTCCCGAGCAGAAAGGCGACAACTCGAACTATGGCACTCGTTTCTACGTCTTCGGCTCCACTCGCAACCTTACGAGCGACTACGCCTCCTCCGAGCAAGGCGGAGTGACAAACCACATATCGGAGACACGCCTACACCTGCCGAACGGCCAGCAATATATCGATGCATGGACGCCGCTCGACCCCAACGACATCGTGGAGCAAGTCGCCTTTTTCGAAGACATCTATCCCAAGAATACGGAAACCGTTACGAGCATAGAAACTGTCGAGCGTTCGATGGATGACGGGACGAAATTCTATGCCTACGTCATGGTGTGTGCAGATACTCCATTTACACCAGACGACCTGATCGCGGGAGAAACGATAGGAGCGCATTTTACCAGCGGCAGCCTCAATGGCTGGGATTTCGAACTGAGCATCAACGAAAGCGATTTCGACAAGAAATTCGAAATCATTGCGCAGACGCAGGATTCGGGAGAGGAACGACCGATCATAATTCCCAACGAAAGCCTTCATCCCGAACCCGGCGATACGTTTGTTCTGACCGGCGTTAACCTACCCGAAGAGCGTATACGGGAAGCCGAGCAGGAGCTATTGGAAGCCGGCAAATCGTGGGCAGCGAAAAACAGCAGCGACACCGATGTATACCCGTGCCCTACAAATCCCGTATATTGTCAAGAGAACGACAAGAACTACGACGTCGGACAGAAAGTGTTACTCATCGGCCCTCGATTCGGCGAGCAGGGGCGGTTGTCTCGCATTCAGGGATATGAAAAGAAACTCTACAACGAATATATCGCCACATACACTGTCGGTGACAACACGGCATATTCCCGATTCGGAAAGATCGAAAAGAGCATCGAAGCCGCAGCCTATGCCGAACGAATCGGTGTAGTGTCAGGGGTCGGCATCTACCTCATACGATCGAAATACGATCTTACATACCCCACAGACTACAACACCTACTCCGCCTTAGCGATCGAGACGCTGTTCCTGAACAAGCGCAAAGGGGGTGTAGTACAAGGCAACACGTTATTTTCGGAAGATGTAGCTGTCGGCGGCGACATCGTATCGCGCGATTTCAGACAAGGGGATTTCTCCGGTGCCGGGTATGCAATGTATAAAGATGTAGCCGGCAATTCCGTCATGGAAGCCGATCGGCTCATCGTGCGCAAGGATGCTGTTTTCAATGAACTCGTCATCCGGCAAACGGATTTTGTCACCGGAGAAACGGTGTTTTCCTGCGGGGGATTCGAATGCACATCGGTAGAAGAGACGGCAACGGCATATCGATGCTACTACAACAATCACGACGGCGCTAAGTACAGCGGCCTTAAAGTCGGCGACCAAGTTCGTTGCCAACGATACGCTGCCGAAGGCAATACGGTTATAAAGTACTATTGGCGTCTGGTTACGGCCGTTACGGAGAACTACGTCGATCTCTCGAAAACGGACGCTGACGGCAACGGAATCCCCGACGAGGGAGACAATATCGTACAGTTCGGTAATAGAACTGACGTTGCACGGCAATCGGCAGTAGTCATCGATGCCACAAATGGGGGTTCTATCGTCATACTCGCACACATCGACAGTTATACCCTCTCGGAGAAAAACTATGTCGGGCAGGGTGTCAACCCTTTTACCGGCGAAGCCTACATGTATGTTTACGGCGACATGTTCTTCGGAGACCGCGATCTCTCCGATCCTGACTCGACATACATCACATATCAACGAAGGGAAGGCGCAACAAGGCGACGCATGGAGATCAAAGCCGACATCGTTATAGGCAAGAACAGCTCCGGACTACATAATCTCTCAGAATGGACTACGGCACAGCAACAGATCGACAAAGCCCAGCAAGCAGCAAGCGAAGCGAATGATGCGATTGCCGCAATGAACGACGACACGGTATTCGACATCGTCGAGAAGCAGCAGATGCGCATCCAGTGGGAGACGATCAACGGTGCGGCGAGCGTCGTCGAGATGGGCGGGAGCGGTTCGTATTACCATGCGTTGCAGATCGCCGCCGCAGCGGAGGGGCTGTCCGTCTTCGCCACGGCCGACGGCGAAATCTTCCTCGTGCGTACCGCGCCGCAGTCGGAGCAGTACGCGCAGATCATGCTGCGCAGCGGCGAGGCTTCCGCATCGTCGCTGACGACGTCCTACCTCGCTCTGCGCGACTATCTGGCCGCCATGCGGCTCTACGACGACGAAGTGACCGAAGGCTTCGATCCGCGCCGGTTGGCCGAGCTGTTCACGGCCTACTACGATGCGCTGGACGCGGTGTACAAGGGGCTCAGCGACAAGGCCCAGCAGACGGCCGACGAAGCGGCGAAGGAGGCCGCAGCGGCGAAAAAGCGGCTCGACGAATGGGCCTCGGACGACGTGATCTCGCCCACCGAGAAGACGGCGATGCGTCAGCAGGAGGCCGACATCCGGGCCGAGCACGACACGATCGTCGCACAGGCGAACCTGTACGAAGTGAGTACGAACAACTACAACCAGCAATACGACCTGGCGATCGCCGCTTTTGCCAAATATACGGCTTCGACGCCCGAAAACATTCCCGTCGAAGATGACTACGACGATATACGCTATTATTACACCGAGCGCAACGCAATCCTCAAACGGATCGATGCGGCACAGAAAGCCGCGGGCGACAAGGCGTCGCACCGCTACACCAATCCCGAAAGCGATCCGCCGACGGACATGAAAGCCGGCGACACGTGGTCACCCGTCGGTGCCGACGGGAATCCGCTGGGATACACGAAGACCTACTACGGGGAGAAGGGCTGGGTGATTACCGGCGACGACACGAAGACCGTCATCGAAAACGGTCTCGTCACGACCGGCACCGTGCTGCTGGGCGACGAGTCCGACCCCTCGAAAGCGAAGGCCGGCGTTACGGGCGCAGGGACGACCGACGGCAGCGTGCGTTTCTGGGCAGGATCGGAGGAGGACTCGATGGATACCGCGCCGTTCCGCGTGACACAGGCAGGCAAGGTCTATGCCTCGGACGCCGAAATCGCGGGGAAGGTCGATGCGAAGAGCGGTTCGATCGGAGGAGTTCAGATTAGCGAAAATCAGATCGGAATCGAAGGCCGAGTCGAAGGGAGCGGTGATGATAAGAGATATATCGGCGGTGTCGTTGTAACCTCGGAATTTATAAAATTCTCCAACAACGGCATATCGGCATCCTTTGGCGCCAATGTCGCACCGGCGGTGCTCGGGGTGCCGATCCCCGGCATTATCCGAAACGAGGCGTCGCTCGACGACAAAGCCTACGGCCTGCAACTGGACGTGCAGGGGGCCGTGGTCGACAACATCGCACTCGACATTCCGCATGGAGCGATCCACGGCGTGCGCCACAACGTCCGCATCCTCTCGAATGCCTACTGGGCCTACGAACTGACCGATGCGGACTACGAGGCGATCGTCAACGACGCGGATATTACGGTCAGATTGCCCGCTGCGCCTCAGAAAGGGCAGGTGTTCCGAATCTGGAAACACGCCCTCGGCAACGCCACGATTCAGTCGCTGGGGCCGACGATCCGCCCGCTCGGAAGCAACTCTTCGGGTACGACCTACTCGATTCCCTACGACAACCACAACATCTTCGAGGTGGTATACACGGGTTCCGAATACTTATTGAAACAATACTCTTAAAAGAATACGATCATGGCAGAGAACAATACCACTTACTACCAGAGCCGACCCACGGGCGAGGAGATCGACGATCTGCTCGACCAGTCCGTTGCGGCCACCGAAGCGGCGAACGCATCGGCCAAGAAGGCCGACGACGCTGCGGAAAATGCGAATCAAGAGGCCGCGAAGATTCCGGGAATGGTGACCGGCAAAGCTGACCTCGACCCCGCGACGGGCTTCGTCGAGTCGTCGCAGATAGCCCCTTTGCAGGGGCGTCAGACGGGAGTAAATACCACGGATGGGAACTTCCGCTCCACAGCCTCCGCGCTGCTGTTCTCCGGCGCCCGAACGATAGCAGCTAATTTCAAAACGGGCCACGACGTATCGGGTACACAGACGATCGTTGCCACTTCGGGCGATATTTACGGGATGATTCTGGAATTTGTCAACGGCAACCTTGTATTCCGTTGCAGGGGTGCTGCACCGAGAGTCGTGACGGGAATCGAACCTGATACCTATTACTCCGTCGCGGGAACCTACGACGGAAACGAAATCGTCGTCTATCTGAACGGCGGGCGTGTAACATCCGCCTCGAACTTCTCGGACGATCTGAATCTGCAATATCTGGCTATCGGGTCTTCCTTTAAAGGCATCGTCATAGGGTGCCGTCTTTTCAACTACGCCCTCACGGCCTCGGAGGTCGTCGATCTATGGAACGGCGGCGAGCCCGAACGGTATATGCTGCCTCTGTCGGGTGAGATGCGCA